GCCCGTTGCATTCTCACGCGGTCCGTATGTTGCGGTCCGCATTCATTCTCACGGTGGCTAGCCTAGCCACCCTGTTGGAGACTCCTCATGCCGAGGATCGAGATCACAACGGACGCCGCATGGCGTAACACTGCCCGCATGACCGCGACCGAGAGGGAAGCGGCTGAGAAGACTGGATTCGGCCTGCTCGCCCAGCAGGCCATCGGCGCCGAGATGCTGGCCGAGATGCTGGCCGAGGGCGAGGCCATCTGGGAGGAGATCGCCCGACAGGCGGACCGCACTGTCGCCGAGATCGGGGGTGGACGATGAGAGTCTGCTTCCGCAAGGACATCGGGGAGTTCAGTGTGTGTCTCGGCCGAGACAATCACACCCGGGAGACCGCAGTGTGGGTCGAGCGCAACGGCAATGCCGGGCGTCTCGACAGATTCGCGTCCGCCGAGGAGGGGCTGGCCGAGTACATGCGGCAGGTACAGAACCTGCAGGCCGCAATGAGGAGGGCGAAGGGGTGACTAGCCTAGCCACATGCAAGAGGTGCAATGGGGTGGGTGAACTCCCCCCGTGGTGTCAGAGTACATGCGGGCGATTCACGGACCCGCGAGAACAGTGTCCAAGGTGCAAAGGCACCGGAAAGGTTGAGATCATGAAGGAAGAAGAGCAGAACTGGTACCTCGTCGGAGCCTTCCACAACGGGATTTTGCGGGGCCACATCGGCTCCTGCATTCTCCCGGCCTCCTGCGAGGGGTACCCGGACCGACCGGTCCCGCAGGAGTTCGTCGATGCTGCCCAGCGGGACAGTGTCCATGCGGGCTTTAACCGGCCCATAGGGGCGGGCTGGCAGCAGATCGTGGTCAAGGGGCGATCGCACGCCAACGCAACATCGGTCGCGTGGGCCGCGGGGAAGGGCGACTTCCTCAGGTTCACTGTGGATCGAGGGGACGTGGAGATTGTCTGCCTCGACAATGGATCTTGGGACTTCGCAGACAACTGCCGGAGGTACACAGTGTCATCCGAGACGATAGCCCTCCTCCAGAAGGGCACGAAGGACATCAGCAGCGTGGATGACGGGACCGGGGATGATCTCGGCGCTGACAAGAAGCGGATCGATGGGATGCGAGATTGCCTCCGCCTCCTCATCGGGTCCGACGTGGACCCAAGCATCGAACGGATCGCCGAGTCCCTCGATGAGATGACGAATCAGGACGTGGCGGACTGGATCTTCGGGGCCGCCTCCATGATCGACAGCCTCCTGCCCGACGAGAACAGCCACTGACTAGCCTAGTCAGAAAGGAACAGAGAAATGAACGAGCGAGAAATCGAAGGAATCAAAGAGTCTCTCGGCGCGATCATCGCGGCCGTGAAGGAGATCTCCGGGTCGATCAGTGAACCGGCCAAGCCGATGAAGCGGAGGTTCAAGGTCCCGGTGGAGATCCGCACCACCCACGTCGAACGCGGATTCCGCTGGTGTTGGGCCGAAGGTTTCGACGAAGCAGAGGAACAACTTCGACGCGGGGAATACGACGAGCAAATCACCCATACGGAGGTGGACCACGAATCAGAGTACACCCATCTCCTCGGCAGCCAGATCGAGGAAGTGCCCGACACTGATGGGCCCACGGTCATCGTGCTTGACGAGGTCGATCACCTTGAGGGTGACTGATGGGCCCACGACCGAGGCCGGAAAGGGACAGAGATCATGAAAACCTGCCCAATGTGCGGGGCGAGCAGGGAGGGGGATGTCGATGGGCATCTCCCTCTCTGTTCTGATTGTGACGCCAAGATCGAGAGCGTTCTTGGTGCTGGCTTCGAGGGTTGT